GAAGCTGGATGGGTTATCACTAGATCTACTCTTAACCGCAACGGTCTGTTTATCACTAGCGGGCTTTACGACAGTGGTTATCACGGTGTTATGGCTGGCGCGTTACACGTTACTGCACCTGCTAAGATTAAGAAAGGAACTCGAGTCGGACAGTTCCTCCTCTTCACATCACAATCACTAAAGAAGTATGATGGTGATTATGGTATTGGTAAGGCTCATGATCAAAAGTATACTTAAATATATTTTTAATTCTGATGTTGTAATTAGTTTTGCAATTAATCCACTTAGATGGTGGAGATTCCAGTGGGATGTAGAAACCGATACTGGTATGGATCCAGGATTAATTATTCACGCGAGGATTATTATAGGTCCTCTTGGTATTGTAATGTTTATTGACGACGGTTCTTGGTAAAGGAAATAAAAAATGGAAATTAAGATTGATATTGAAGAGCTTAGAAAACGTAAGTTGTTCATAGCAACACCTATGTATGGTGGTATTGCTAATGGCATGTATACCCGTGCTCTTTGTGATTTGACTGCAATGTGTGTTCGTTATGGTATTGAAGTTCGTTCATACTTCCTATTTAACGAATCACTTATTACACGCGCACGCAATTATTGCGTAGATGAATTCTTACGTTCTGATGCAGAACATCTTTTGTTTATTGATTCAGATATTGGATTTAATCCTCAAGATGTTATTGCTATGATGGCATTACAAACACCTGAATCAGAATATGATGTTATTGCAGCACCATACCCTAAGAAATGTATTACTTGGGAAAAGATTCTTCAAGCTGTTAATAAGGGTGTTGCTGATAATAATCCAAATATTCTTGAAGACTTTGTTGGTGATTTCGTATTCAACCCTGCTATTGATGATACAGAAGAATCACGTACAATTCGTCTTGATGAACCAGCACAGGTCCTTGAGACTGGTACAGGATTTATGATGATTCGTAAGAATACTCTCAAGAAGTATCTCGAAGCCTATCCTGAAATTATGTATAAGCCTGATCATGTTCGTACAGAAGCATTTGATGGTTCACGTAAGATTGGTCAATACTTCCAAGCTGAAATTGATCGCCACAATCCGTTGAAGACCTACGAGGCTCTTCTTACTCGTATTGCAAATGGTGAAAATGTTTCTTCAAATGAAGTATCAACTGCTCTTGCTACAGCACAAAATAAAATTAATGCCTCTACAGATCGTTACCTCTCAGAAGATTATCTATTCTGTCAAAATGTTCGTAAGGCTGGTATGAAGGTATGGTTGTGTCCTTGGATGCATCTGCAGCATGCTGGATCTTATGTGTTTGGTGGTAAGCTTCCTGCTCTTGCAGCAATTGGTGCATCAGCAACTGCAGATGCAGAACTCATTAAGAAGCAAAGACAAGGAACATTACAGCAGCAACCTATTGCAAAGCCAATGCCTGTAACTCCTCCTATGTCTCACAATCCTGAAATTCTTAATAAGTTCAAAAAAGTTACATCATAAAAAGGTTTTTATATTATGAAATTAAGTGAAAATACAATTAATGTTCTTAAGAACCTATCTACGATCAATCCATCATTGCTTGTTCATCCAGGTAATGCTTTAACATCTATGTCTCCTTCTAAAAGCATTTATGCTAAGACAGTTGTAGAAGAAAGTTTTCCTGTTAAGTTTGCAATTTATGAATTATCAAAGTTCTTGGGTGTAGTATCTTTGTTTAAAGATCCTGAATTGGATTTTGGTAACAATCAAGTAAAGATTGTTTCTGGTCGTCAGTCAGTAAATTATACCTACACTGATCCTTCTATGGTGCTTGCACCAGATCCAAACAAAGACATCAATTTTCCGGATGCTGATATTGAGTTCTCCATTTCTCAAGAGGAACTTCAGCGTGTTGTTCGCGCCTCTGGTGTTCTTCAGCTTCCGGAAATCGCAGTGATTGGTAATGGTGAATCTATTACCATCACTGCCACTAATTCCAAAAATCCATCAACAGATGTGTTTAGCATTGACGTTGGAACCACTGAAAAGGTCTTTACCATGATCTTTAAGGTAGATAATATTATTAAGTTGATTTCTTCATCATATGATGTTAAGATATCATCTAAAGGGTTGTCAAAGTGGACAGCTAATAGTATTTTTTATTATGTGGCAACTGAAGCTGCTAGCACATTTGGTGGTTAAATATGGATGAATTTCTCTGGGTCGAAAAGTATCGACCAAAGAATATTAATGATACAATACTTCCTGAAGGTCTCAAGCAGACCTTCAGTTCTTTTGTAGAACAAGGAAACATTCCTAATCTTCTTCTAACGGGTTCTGCAGGTGTTGGTAAGACAACAGTTGCTCGTGCTATGTTAGAACAGATTGGTGCAGACTATATTGTTATTAACGGAAGTATGAATGGCAACATTGACACACTCAGAAATGAAATACAACAGTTCGCCTCAAGTGTATCATTTACAGGCGGACGTAAGTATGTTATACTCGATGAGGCGGATTACCTTAACGCTAACTCCACCCAACCCGCTCTCAGAAACTTCATGGAAGAATTCTCACGGAACTGTGGGTTTATTCTCACGTGTAATTTCAAAAACAGAATCATCGAACCACTTCACTCTCGTTGTTCCGTTGTAGAGTTTAAAATAAACAAAGCTGATTATCCAAAGCTTGCATCACAGTTCTTTAAGAGAACATGCAAGATTCTAGAGACAGAAGGTATTGGTTATGATAAAGCTGTTGTTGCTGATCTCATTTCTAAGCATATGCCTGATTGGCGTCGTGTTCTTAATGAATTACAAAGATACTCCGTAAACGGAACAATTGATTCTGGTATCTTTGTTAATCTTCAAAATGAAAATCTAAAGACTCTCGTTGGTTATATTAAAACCAAGAACTTTGGTGATATGCGTAAATGGGTGGGTGAGAACTCAGATACTGATTCTGCTCAATTATTCAGAGCCTTTTATGATCAAGCTTACAATTATATTAAGCCTTCTAGTATACCTGAATTGGTTGTACTTATTGCAAAATACCAATATCAAGCTGCTTTCGTGGCTGATCCTGAGATTAATACAGCAGCATTTTTAACCGAAGTTATGGTATCTGTGGAGTTTCTATGAACCCTTTTGATTTTGTTACAGCAATTAATACAACAAAAAAAGACCTAATAAGAAACTCTGAAAACTCAGTATTAGCAGAGAAATCATACAGCCCTTTTCTAACGAATAGGGCTCTTTCTTATTTTGTAGACACTATTCTATATGCTAATGAGATAAATCGCGCAAATCACATAGATTTTATACTTCAAAATGATTATTACCTAAATAGTATACGAGTTTCTAAAAGATTTTCAAAATGGGCTAAACCCGTTGAAGATTCTGACATAGAAAGTATACGGGAATATTATAAGGTGAATAACAATAGGGCTCTTGAGATCAGCAGATTGTTGAGTAGAGAGCAGATTGACCATATAAAAACAAGAATAATAAAAGGTGGTAATCATGTTCAACATAAACCAACTAGTGGAAGTGAGACTTAGTAATGCCGAGGATTTTCTCAAAGTAAGAGAAACACTTTCACGTATTGGATTGGCTTCTAAAAAAGAAAATACTCTATATCAGTCTTGTCATATATTACATAAACAGGGCAAATATTATATCGTTCATTTTAAAGAATTGTTCTTGTTAGATGGTAAAGATTCTTCTTTATCTGAAGGTGATGTAGCCAGAAGAAATAGAATTATACATTTGCTTGATGAATGGGAATTAATTGAGATTGTTGATTATAAGAAGATTGAAGAGCCTATTGCTCCTTTAAATCAAATCAAAATAATACCTTTTAAAGAAAAAGATAAGTGGAATTTAGTGACAAAATATACAATAGGTTCTAAGTATTAAGTTGTTGAAATCATTGGATTTTTTAACCCATTGAAATCATTAGCTTTTTTTAAAAAATAACCCGTTGAAATCATTGAGTTTTTTTCCTGTTGATTTATTTTTCAAAATACTGTATATTAATAATATGATGAGAAAAACACACAAATCTGCCGCCGCAAAATCACTGGCTGATCGTAAGTATCACCAGCGTATTGTCATGGCTAAAAAGGGTCGCGGTTCCTATAACCGTAAAAGTTTGGAGAAGAAACATGCGTAAGTTAGCTATTGCTCTTGCAGCTGTTATTGGTATGACATCTGTTGCTCATGCCGATTGGAATGGTCATCGTTATCATCATGGTCATGGTGGTGGATGCTACAATTGTTATAATCGTGGCGGCGGAGATAATGGCGCAGCTCTCTTTGGAGGCCTCGTTGGTGGATTGATTATTGGTGGAATGATCAATCAGATGAATCAACCTCGTTACTATAATAATGGACCTGTCTATTACAATGAACCTATGTGCCAGCAGGTTGTGACCAATAAATTCTGGAACGGATGGCGTTGGGTATATCAGGTTCAGACTGTGTGTGATTGATATGAATCTCCTGGTTAAGGAATTTGTTGACGCTTGTAATAAGCAATCCGATATCAATCAACACCTTCCTATGTTAAATGGTATCGCAAGTCTATGTCATAGTGTCACTGAATTTGGTGTTCGTGATGGTCAATCTACAAGAGCACTATTGGCATCTAAAGCTCTCAAAGTGAGAAGCTATGATCTTTTTATTGATCCCAATGTGATGAATTTATTCACACATGCAAAGACATATGTTGACAGAGATGTTGCATACATTCAGGGCAATTCTCTTTTAATAGATATTGACCAAACTGATCTTTTGTTTATTGACACAGATCACAAATATTCACAACTCAAGCAAGAACTAGAAAGACATCATATGAAGGTCAATAGATTTCTTGCTTTTCATGACACTCATACTTATGGAACAGTGTGTCATGATGGAAAGGGATTGCTCCCTGCCATTCTAGAGTTTCTCAAAGACCACAAAGAATGGTCTGTTAATTATCATACGACAGAAAATAATGGTTTTACTGTTTTGGAAAAAACAGGTTGATTTTTTTATAAAACCGTCCTATTATAATTAAGTAAATGCAATTCGAAATGGAGAAGTGAAATGGCACATGAAGTAGAGACAATGGCTTATGCCGGTGAAGTTCCTTGGCATGGTCTTGGAGTACAAGTAATTGATGATCTGACACCTGCGCAGATGCTTGATAAGGCAGGT